TAAGTAACAGGGTTAGGGTTGTTTTGCGCCTTAATCACACTTATCTCAGCATCTGGCGCGGAGATAAATTCCAGATTCCATTTTGATGGAGCAACATCCGCTCCAGAATAAAGAACTTCCAATTCGAAGCGCGATAACAACCGAGGCAAAGAAACGGCAGAATGCTTCAAAAGATTACGCAAATAATGCAAATACGAAAGTAAGTAATCAAACAACTTTTCATCAAAAGGACAAGAAATAATCATATTTGCAAGGCGTTCATATGCTTTTTCAGGCAAAACACTAACTTCTCCCATCATACAAGATGCAATGATACGTGGGCCATCAGGAAAAGGTACCCACATCAAAGAACCCAAAACTTCACGCTGAACAAAAGACATATTGAACCAACGGTGATTTGTAATAGGGCCGGGCAAAGAAGCGGTTATAATTGCTCCAAACGAATAATACAAGCATAAAAGCCAATCAACAAAGGTAAACTTCTGATAATGCTTTGCACAGAGCTTCTTTCGCATAAGCATATTGTCATCACCAAACAGGAAACAATGCCAATTAATGTTGATATCTTCGCGGGGAGGAAGAAAACCAACTGCCTTAGCAATCCCATAAACAGTGCGTAACATTTGGACGATTACATCATCAAACACTGTATTAGGGCTTCCAGATAATACACCACTTTTAACTGTTCGAAAAGTGCCGTCAGGCATAACAACCAACTTCCAATTCCACAAATAATACAAGTTGCGAAGTTGTTGTTTTTCGGATTCAGTATAGCGCGAAATATGCTCACGAATAAGACGAACAGCAATAAGTTCATTACGCGAAACAGAAGCATCGAAAGCACTCGTATCTGTTTCAATACACTCGTAAGGCTCTGCAGTCCGAACCATACGATCAAAACCACGTGACATCATAGTCATTCCAACTGTGGACCAACAACCAGGCTGCCCATCCAAAGCACGCCAGGCATTGGCCGCCAAAGCATTGTTGAAATCAGAACATAACATATGGCCAAGCAACACTTCATTTGGATCCATGTTGAAAACAGCACGAGCTGCTTTCACTTTCTCATCAACCTTAACACGCATCTCTTTCTTCAAAAACACCTTGCAATAGGTATATAATGGAATCTCAGTTTCCATCGAGAGAGAATAACGGGGATAAAAATCACGAAAGGCATCACTAGAAAAGTAATCCGCCTTTGTCTTAAACCCATTGCTGGTCCAAGGGAATCCAGCACTCGTGGTGAGATCAAGTTGTTCAAAAGATTGCTCCATTGGAACAGGTGAGGGCCGATAGCCATTCATCTGCGCCATAAGATTCTGGATAACATACCAAATGCACAATTTATACAGTCCAGGATCAAAATCCAATCCAGTACGATCAACATACTTGTCAACAGCTTCATTCGCTACACCCACACCCATTTCAGGAAAACCAAATCCTTCCCACATATAGGGAACTGGATTGTTTTGTATAAAATCAGAAAAAAATGGACACTTCGCGGCAGATTGCAGCTTTGGAGTCTTTGAACCCAACGCCAATTTCATTCCTTTCGGGAGAGCAAAATGAGCCGACTTCGCGTCAACCCCCTTAGGGTGCTTAAAGTGACAGATCTTTTGCGAACACTTCCCTTCCATTATAAACTTCTTACAATCGTAAGTTTGGTGTGGAATGTTATGCAATTTCGGAAAAGAACAGCCATTAACACCACACAAAGGCTTTGTAGTAGGTGCAACGGCGGATTCAGGAATGGAACCAACAGGAATTGGATCATGCCTGAAATGGCAAACGCGTCCCATAACAAGTAGTTTGCAATCAGCTGCATCATGACAACGAACAACACCATGGGGAGCGGTTCCAACATAACCGCAACCATCAACATGGCAAGTATGGGGTTTTGGTTCAGTAGAAGAACCAACAACTTTGGGTAATACGCCACAAAACTTTAACGCTTCATCAGTAAGCAATAACCCATGGTTGAGCTTTGCTCCGGCATTGCCGCCAATATGTATTCCAACAATATACAATTGGCCACCAACTGGTGCTAACAAGGGAGCACCGCTTGAACCAGCAATAGTCGAAGCAGTATGATCAATGGCTACAACACGCACACGAACACCATCATCAGTTTCCAAAGCTCGCTCTTTGGGCTTAGAAACAATTTTTCCAGTGGAAACAGTTGAGGTCTTAACAAAACCTTTTCCATCCGGAACACTCGGGGAAACAACCAAAATATCAACACCAGTTTCTTCAGGTAATGGCACCTTTGGAAGAAAC